TGGGAACCACACCCGCAACAGTGCCGGCACAACCATCTGCAGCACAGAAGCGACCACCGTGAGAATGGTCAGCAAGCGGCCGACCTTGGCGCCGATGTCGTTCACCGCGACCGTCAGGGTCTGCTGGCCAGCGTTCAGTTCCGACAGTTGCCCGGCCATGTGTTCGAACCCCTGTTCCAACTTGGTCACGCGGGTAGGCACTGTTTCGTGGCGGTCTTCCAACTCGCTCAGCCGGTGTTCAAATACGGCGAATCTCTGCTCCAGCGTTCCGAGGCGTGCGGCGTCAGTGGTCATCAGCGTTTACTCTGCTCAAAGCCCGTCTGGCACGGGACACACCGCGTTTTACCGCCCAGTGCCTGGCGCGCTGGCGGGATCTCGTTATCGCAGTCCTCGCAATGGGTCAGGCTTGGCCCGACCGGCACAGGCGTCAGCAGCTGGGCCTTGATCGCCTGGTCACGTTGGCGTTGCTCCAGCTCCTGGGCGCGGTCGAACCAGTCCACCATTAACGGATCCCCTCGATCTCGGTAGCGTCGAGGTACGGAACGCCGTTGATGTGAATGAAATCCGGACTGGTGACGTCAAACGGCACCTTGTGCTTGGTCTTCTCGCCGCCTTTTGGATCGATCGACAACAGGCTGGAAATCTTCACCTTGCAGCCGAAGGCCTCCACGCGCAGTTCCTCGTCTTCGCCGGCCTTGGCGAAGAACACTGCGTCAAACGGCTTGAGCTTGCGAAAGCTCCCAGCCGATCGCGCCGCGTCGATCAGCAATTGAAAGTTGGAGCTGTCTAGTTCCAGTTCGCCGGCAGCGGCCACGTCGCCCTCCACGTAACCGTCAGGCACGCCACGGGTTTGGGCCACAGCCGAGTTGTCGGTAATGTCCAGGGTGCAGCTCTCGACGTGCAGCGACAGATCGCCCAGGCTCACGTCGAAGTTCTTGCCGCCAATTTTTGCCATGGGGCGTTACTCCGTTTTGTCAGTGGAAAGATCCAGAGCGATGTTCGCCGTGAGGTCTTTCGGGCAGTTGAGGGGTTTGAGCTTGATGTAGGCCGCAACCTTGGTTTTGCTGAGCCATTCCAGCACCAGGTCACCGTCTTTCGGCGGCTCGATGTCACCGGGGAACACCTCGCCGTTGAACTTGATGGACTTGGCCATTGCACGCAGAGGCGCCATCAGTTGGTTAGTGTTCACCGCCATGCTGTTGGGGGTACTGTTCAAGCGGCGATCGGCTACACGGCGGATCAGCAGCGGGCGAATCAGGCGAGCGGCTTTGTCGGTGATGCGCAGGTATTCCACGACTTGAAAGTCACTGCCTGGGGTGTCCAGCATGTTGCAGTCACCCCAGTACACGCCTGGATAGTCTGGGTAGGTCTGAGTGACTGAGAACCGCGCCCGATCCAGTTCGCTGCGCACAGCGGACGGCAGCGGTATCAGCTCCATATCGATAGGGACGTCGCCAAGCCCCAACACCGGTCCGGTGGCCACGCGCATCGGACTATCCGCGATGCTGACTGCCGAATTCGCCAAACGGCCAGCCAGCACGCCCAGGTCATTACCGTGCAGTTGCGGCACCGGTGAAACGCGCGGCGCTGCCAGACCCGCTACCAACGCTTTTTGCTCGCTCAGGTACTGCGCCCAGGTCTGGTCGACGGCGATGCCGGCGGTGCTTGCCAGAAAGAAAACACGACGGCCGTAAGTGTTGTTCAGGGCGACGGCCGCGTCATTCATGGCCGATAGTTCGTCACCCTTGGCGACAGGCTTGGTGACGATTACCGCTTCCACCGACACCCCTTGTTGCTGGGTTTTCTCCAGAGCGGTGGCCCAGTCGCCTTCGGGGCCGATCGGGGCCGCCATGCAGGCCCAGCGCTGGCCACCGTTCAAACGTGCGGCGGTGATTTGGGTTTTCAAATCGCTCGCCGGGACGCCCAGGGCAGCGTCCAGATCGCTGTCGGTGTTCAGCGGAATGACCTGGCCGACGTTTTTGGCGGCGGGGCCGATGAAAAGAAAGTAACGCTCAATCTCTGTCACGGCGCCCTGGCCTAGATTGAGATTGTCGACGGTGACTTGACCGAGTGCCATGCAGTGCCTCGTTAGCGGGGTGAAGTTAGGATTTGTTGCAACACCTGGTTAATCAGGAGATTGGTTTCGCGTTCAGTTTCGGCGCCGATGAACTGGCGTTTCGGCAAGGTGATTTCCCAGCTTTGCGCGCCGGTGCTTTCGCTGCGCTGGTCGTCGAGGATCCGGATCAACAGACCGGCTTTGGCGTAGTTCACATGCTCCTGAATCCACGCCACCGACGGCCGGGTCAGCGTCTTTTTGCCCACTTGGCGCACACGGAAGCCCAACCGCCGCAAGCGCTTGGCTTGCTTGTCGGTTGCTGCCAAACCCGGTGGGGTCTTGTTCCATCGACGCATCTGCTGGGCGGTGCGGCGCTCGCTCACGCCGTTGTGCTGCTGCGCGGCGACCCATCGGGTCAGGGCGTTTTTCCAGCCCAGTTCCGCTTCATCAGCTGTCACTCGGGTGACCACCATCAACTTGGCCAGGCCGGCTTCCATCTTCTTTTTGCCCTTGCTGTCGCCCTTGCGTGGGGCGAAGGGCGTGCCGTCCAGGTTCTTCTGCTCACGCACGCGCTTGCGGCTCATCGTCCGCACGCGTTTGGTAACCTGGTTCAGCAGTCGGCGGCGCAATTGCGGCGGCAGACTCAGCAAAGCCAGTTGTTCGCGAACGCCCAAGCGTCCGCGAATGTCGAGTTCGAACGTGCTACGGCCGGCCATCGGTGGCCACCTCGCCGCGCTCGGCGATCCACAGGTCAAATGGGACGAAAGCCCATGTCTTGCCGAAGGCCTTGATCTCCCCATCCGGATCTTCGGACAGGAACTGCGGCTCAATGAATTCCAGCGTGATTTCCACGTCGAACAGATCGTTATCCAGAGGCTCCACAAGGAATTCCGGCGCCGGCAGTTCATGGCGGTCACGGTTGGAGTCGTGTTTTTCCAGCCAACTGCCGACCAACGCCATCATGCGAGCCGGATTGGCGGCGAAACGCTCCAGGACAATCACGGCGCGATAGTGCATATCGGCAAAGTGCATGCCGTCGACGTCGGGTTTCCAGATCAGCGAAAGCTTTACCTGCTCCGTCCAGCTGTCGAGTTGTTCAGGCTCGACCAGGCGGCGTTCCAACAGATACGCGGTCAGTGTCTGCAGCTTGGTCATACGATCGCCGCCGTGATTCGGCCGCGCCCCTGTAGCGAGCGAACCGCCTGCTGGCTGAACTGCAGAAACGTCTCGCCGCGTTCGGGCATTTCTTTGCCGGTGTTTTCGGCGCTTTCACGGCGGCTCACCGTGGCGAACTGCGTCAGCAAGCTGGCCTTGGCGCGGCAATACACGGCGCGCTTGTACGTCGCTGCGTGAAATGTGGAGTCAGGCAGCACCTTAGGGTCACCAGATTCCACGGTTGTGATGCCCACGCTCTGCCATTGGCCTTTGCGTTTGGACAAATCGCGATTGATCTCAATCATCGCGGTAGTCAAATCAGTGACCAGCATGTCTACCAGGTACTCCGCCGGCAGGCGGTAGCCCTTCTGAAACTCGGACACGGAGAGATTCGGCCAGAAGCCGTCGTTCTCAATCGCCTGTTCCACAAAGGTGGTGGGTTTCCCGGAAAAGCTCATTGCTGGCCGCTCGAATAGGGCGGGGAGACTGTTTTTCGTGGGGCTGGCCATGAATGGCAGACACACGTCCACAGTTCCCCGCTGGGGGGGTAGTCGGTTATTGAGCGCCGGTCACGGCGGGAGTTTGTTTGGCGATCGCCTTGCGGCACTTCGCAATGCGCGTCTCATTGCCGGCTTTCGCGTACAGCTCGGTGGAGCGTTCCAGATGCTGGAGCGCGGTTTCCCACTGCTCGGCCTCCATGGCGCGCATGCCGATCAACTTGTGGTACTTGCTCGGGATCTGTTCGGTCAGCTCCCATTCACCGTCGACACGCGGCAGCAGATCGGACAGGTACGGCTCCGGGCTGCGTTGCGCGTTGTATTCGGCGTAAGCCCAGTCGATCACTGCATCCGCAACGAAGGTTTGCACGTCGCGGCGCTTAAACCGCTCGGGCATCTCCTGGCCCTGCCCGATCGCAAAGTCCGCCAGCGCCAGACCGTCTTCGAACTGCTCGGTATCGAACAGCCAGACCATCACCTGCACCAGAACGCGATTCGGCATCACCAGACCCGAGTCCATGTAGCGCTGAATGAAATCCTGGTACTTGGGCAACAGCTCCTCGCGCTTGAGTGCCTGACGCCCGGCGAGACCCTTGATATCGCTCAGGCGCTGCAGATCCTGATCCAGAGAGGCTTCCATCAGCAGCAGGTGCTTTTTCGCGTTGGCTGGACTGCTCAAGGC